AGCATTACCGTACACCCGAGCATTGCCATACACCTCAGCATTACCATACACCCAAGCATTGCCTTCATGATTTAGATTTTCTTCTTTTTCCACGAAACCGCCAAGCTCACCCGCTTTAACGTTTCCAAACTCGATTAATGCTTTAATACGAAATAATTTTGTCCCGAAAATATTAGTGATAAACTCACTTGTTAACTCAAATTTTTTCATTTGACTTTCCCTCCAAAATCCTCTACAATTTAATTGGTTTATTATCCGAGTACCCGAGCTTGCCGGCTCATGTGGGTGCTCTTTTTTAGAATCCCATTGTAGTTAAAAACGTAAGACATCTTTCAACCACCATTCCAAATCCAAATATCGTAGCCACAACTGCTATGATTGCATATACCTTGCAACATAACCCGGCTTTCAGCTTGTCCCTCTTTTCCTGTCGTATCTTTTTCAGCATTGCTTGATTTCTCTTCTCTAACATCTCATTACGCTCAAGTAATTCATGATAATATGTAATCGCATCCTGAATCTCCTTCATCTGCTCCTCTGTTTTAATTTCTTCCATCTTTCCTTCTCCTTTTCTTTGCTCGATTTTTGTTGCGTTTGTATCTTAGATACTCTTTGTATGTCACTGCTTGTCCTCACCTCCTTCAAGTCTCCGGATTGCCTCTTCCCTGCTGATTCCAATATACTTTGCAACATCCGTTATTGTTGATTCACAAAATCTTTTGTTTCCACGCTTTACCACCCTTCCAAAGTGCCAAACATTATTCCGGATATTATATCTTGCTTGATTCACCGTACAACCGATTATCTTTGCGATCGCTGGTGTTCTGATAATTTCACTCACGCTTATCACCTCCTACTCTAAGAAATACTCAATGCTTACGCCGAAGTAATCAGCTACCTTTTTCAACTTATTAACGCTTGGAGATGATTCTCCCCACTTCTTAATTGTTCCATTTCCAAAACCAAGCGTTTTCTCAAGGCAACTGACTGAGATGCTGTTCTTCTCTGCCAGTTTTAAAATCTTTTCAAGTATCATAATTCCCTCCTTTTCTATTCTTATAGACAACTGCATATATATCTGTTACAATGACCTCGTTACACTTAGATAATTTTCTAAAGGTCATTGAAGACCGGAAAGGAGTTTAGTAAGGAGTAACAGTTTAGTATTGATACAGGGAATAATCGTAATGAAAGGGGGCTTGCAAAGGTACGTTTCTTATGATTCGCTATTCACTTTCGTGATTATGGTTTGTGCCATCATTACGTTGGCGAATTATCGCAAGTAACGATAGCCTTTCAACTTTCTTTTTTTATACTCCCTGTATCCTATCCCCGGCAGTTGTTTAACTGTCGGGCCTTCTTTTTTCTTAAAGAACACAATATGTAAGAGTCTCTCCCCGTGATTATCCACGCACGATAGTTACGGGGAATCCTTTTATTCCACAGATTTACTCAGATGGTCGCTCTTGTTGCCATAAGGGCGGCCACTTTATATATGCAGTTGTCTATAAGACTAGAATCTTCTTTTCTGTGTTCTTCTGTTCGAAATATGTAATCTACTTTTTCTACTTATTGCCTTTCCTTTTGCTTTCTCCTATACTTTAGTTACAGGCATCTGCCAATGCCGAGTAATTATGAAAGGAGGCTTTTTGATGAATAATCTTGATACATTATTAAAAAAGGATTTAGAAGATTTTCAATCTTACGTGCAGTCTAACTACAGAGAACTCAGCGACAATCCCGTATCTTCTGGCGACCTCGCAGAATTCGGAAAACAACTATTTTATACTTTAGACGCCTTTAGAGAACACATAGTTGATGCAATTAATAATCTTTAATCCACGCTCCCTTTTAAAGGGGGCATTTCAATTCTCAAAACATCTTCTTCGTATTTTTTAGCTACTTTTTCAAGTACGACCTTCCCAGTATCGCTTCCTCTCCACTTTTCCTGTTTCAAACGTATATATATTTCATTCTTTAATTCACCGTATGTCTTACACCTACTTTTAATATTTCTATAAACTGTATCTGCTTCTTTTTCCAACATTTCTTCAATTTTTGCTATTTGCACTTCCATATCACCTCCTACTCTAAGAAATACTCAATGCTTACTCCGAAGTAATCAGCTGCCTTTCATTCCTTCTTACAATTTCATTAGTAACTTTCTTGTGAACTGATTCCGAAACTTCATCGAACTCAACTTTACCGCTCATTAAAGCAATACCTATCGTTCTGTTTAATAAAGCCAATTCTTTGTAAGTTAATTTCATGCTGTTACCTCCACACTTGTCTCTAAATATTTTCTTTGATATAATTTTCCTATCAAATTATGAAAGGAATGATTTTATGCCATATAATAACGCTACTATTTGTCTTAATGGTCACGTTTTAAGTAAGTACAATGCACATCATCAAAAATACTGTTCTCAGTGTGGAACCGAAACTTATTCTTTTTGCCCGGAATGCCAAGCGCCTATACGAGGACTTTATGACACTCCTGGAGTGTCTGTATTGGGAAAACGAGCTTACCAACTTCCATACTATTGCTACGAATGCGGTGCTCCTTATCCTTGGACTCAAAAGATTCTTGATAATGCCGTTGAATTGTTGTCATTAGATGATGATTTAGATGTTGCATCTAAAGAACTAATTAAAACTGCAATTCCCGAATTAATTGTCGATACCACAACCACTCCCGTTGCAATTGCAAAATATAGAAAAGGAATATCATCTTCTGGTCAAATTTTAAAAGACTCCTTGCGTCAGCTTCTTGTTGATGTTGTTAGTGAAACCACTAAGAAGGTTTTGTTTCCGTAGCTTTTCCACAATACTGACAGTATTTGTCAGACCTTAATATTAGTCTTTTACACCAAGCACAACGAATAAATCCTTGTTTTAAAAGTTGTTTTTCATTGTGCTTTTTTATTAATGTTTTAATCCATCTTATTTTCATCACTCCCTTTCTCTTCTTGTTCTGTCCGTATTATTGGACATCTAATCCGGTATTCTACTCTAGGAAGTATTTGATTGATACGCCGAAATAATCGGCTAGGATTTTGAGTTTATCCAATTTGGGAGTGGTTATCCCATCTCTCCAATCGTATAAAGTAGCTGTTGCAATTCCAGTATCTTTCGCAACCCTATAAATTGTTTTGTTTGTTTTTGATAATAATTCATCAAATTTTTTGTACACTTTTGCACCACCTTTCCGTGATAAAATATTGAAAATATATCGGAAATATGATATAGTCAAGTTACCATCTAGATTAAAACATATTTCCGAGATACGAAATCCGTTTTATATCACGGTTTTCTTTCGTATCTCTAATATATCACGGTTTTCTTTCATAGTCAATACTGATTTATGAAATTTTTCCGTTTTATTTTGGAGGCTTAACATGTATGAAAAATTTGAAACACTTTTAAAACAAAATAATGTGACCCCATATAGGGTTCACAAAGAAACTGGCATATCCACAGCTACTCTTTCAGACTGGAAAAATGGCAAGAGTGAACCTAAAAAAGATAAAATCGAAAAAATATGTGACTATTTTGAAGTTCCTTTATCCTATTTTTATGGAAATGATGGCATCGAAGAAAAACCAGTCTTAACAAAAAGAGATACTAAGGAAATAACCGAAATGTTGAATAATATGGAAAGCTTACTTCAACAAGACGGTCTCATGTTTGACGGAGACCCAGCTACACCAGAAGCGATTGATTCCATATTGTCTGCCATGAAAATCGGAATGGAGATGGCTAAGCAGAAAAACAAAGAAAAGTACACACCTAAAAAATATAAAAAGGATTGATACTTATGGATATTAAAAAGATTGTAATATCCTTTCATCTCTATCACTCTCCTTTCTCTTCTTGTTCTGTCCGTATTATTGGACATCTAATCCGGTATTCTACTCTAAGAAATACTCAATGCTTACTCCGAAGTAATCAGCTATTGCCTTTATCTTATTCGATTTTGGAGTATATCTTCCCGCCTTCCAATTTGACAAAGTTGAAGTTTGAACTTTTGTTCTCTTTGCTACTTCATAATCTGTCACTTTATGTTCATCCCTCAACTTGGCATATTTTTCATACGAAAACAAAACCTCTGCCTCCTTTCAAAAATTCATTGACATTAGCTAAGGTTTCAAATATAATTAAATTGTCAATCAAAGTTATATTTAAAACCGAAGCTATTTTTATTGCCTATAGCTTCTTTTTCAAAGCTATATTTGTATATTAGCATTGTTTTCAAAGCTTGTCAATATTTTTAGCTTCTTTTTCAAACTTATTTTTTATGAGGTAATAACATGTATGAAATTTTTGAGCAACTATGTAAAGAAAAAGGAGTGACTGCGTATCGTGTATGTAAGTCTACAGGCATTACAACTGCAACAATAAGTAATTGGAAAGCAGGAAGATATACTCCAAAACAGGAAAAAATGCAAAAACTTGCTGATTACTTTGGTGTAACCATCAATTATCTAATGACTGGAAAAGAAGAATCTGAATCATCGCCTGATTCCCAAACTCAGAAAACGTCTCTCACAAAAAGAGATTCCAAACAAATAGAAGCTATTTTAAGTGATACAGAAGCACTTCTGAAGCAAGATGGTTTAATGTTTGATGGTGATCCAGCCTCTCCAGAAGCTATAGAATCTATTCTTTCCGCTATGAAAATTGGAATGGAAATGGCAAAACAGAAAAACAAAGAAAAGTACACACCTAAAAAAAATAAAAAGGATTGATACTTATGGATATTAAAAAACGAGTGAATCAAATTGTCCGAAAATACGGCACAAGAAATCCACTCGAAATTGTTGAGAAAATGGATATGATTTTAGTACGATATCCATTGGAAGGTGTTCGTGGCTTCTATCACTACTTTCAGAGAAATCATATTATCTATGTTGATGATAGACTTCCTGAGCATATAATTCTATTCGTTATCGCCCATGAACTAGGGCATGTATTCCTGCATAAGAATAGCAATGCAATATTCATGGATACAAGAACGCACTTTGTCAAAAACAAATATGAAAACGAAGCGAATCTTTTTGCTATGAATTTACTTATAAGCGATGAAGATATAGAAGAACATCTTGAATATACAACATCTCAGCTATCACGTCTTTTCGGATATGAAAAAAGTTTGATAGAATTGAGACTAAAAAATTTTAATTGATATAACCGCTATGGCGTTTATGCAGTGTATTAATAAAATACAGAAGAGGAGGAAAAAGTATGGAAGAATATTTATTTTCCAGATTAGGAATCACCCAAATACCAGAAAAAAGAAACTATTGGCTTGTCCGTACAAACGGAGGACAATATTTTGAAGATTTCTATTTCGACAACTATATAGGTATTGAATGGGATGAAATTGTTTCTGCAGATTATTCAGATATTGAATCCTTAAAATTACAAGTAGAAGAACATTATCCCAAAGAAATTCGATCGGGTTATGTTGCTAGTCAAATTGACAAATTCGTAAGAGAGTTTACAAAAGGTGATATTGTAATAATCCCCAACAAGAACTCAAAGATATTTGCCATAGGCGAAATTGCAGAAGATAGCATTTATATCGCAAGTGAAGAAAATAAAGAAGGTTTGCTTTTTGAAGAGGATCTGGAAAATCAAATACAATTTTTAAAAAAGCGTCGAAAAGTAAATTGGATTAACTGCTTTCATCGTCATGAACTGGACAACAGATTGCAAACTTTTATCTATGCCCACAATACAATAGTTGATTTGAATAATTATGCCTTATTCATTGACAGAACCTTGTCAGACTATTATATAAAAGGTAAATATGCCTACTTTACATTTCGCGTTAATAAAACATCCAAAATTGCTCTAGATAATATGACAGATTTGATGATTTTTAATAGAAAATTATGTCAGTTTGTAAATAAATATTTTCCGGATGATTTTCATATTAATTCTGGAGAAATAATAAGTAAAATCGACGTACAATCCAAGGGGCCTGTTCAGCTATCTGGCCCCATAAAGAAAATACTTGCTATAGGTTTTGCTGCAACGCTTGTTTGCGGAGGAACGATAAAATTTAATTTGACAGATGGTATTGAAGTAAGTACTGGAGGCATTGCCGAACTCATCACCACATTTGGTGATTTATATACTAAGATTACCGATAATACTGTAAATCAAAATTATCGAGAACTACAGCAGGACTACCAAAAATTACTAGAAGAATATAACTCATGTAAACAAGACTTGTTATTAAGTACCCCAGAATCAACACAAAAAAATATCCGAATCGAAGAACAAAACACTACCGATTCGGATACACAGAAAAAAGAACAAAAGTAACTAAAATACTAAGAACCAAACAGATAACATCAATTAAATAGAGGCGATTAAATAAAACGATATCTTCTTTAATTGACATAAAGCTACAGATTTGCCTAAGAAAAAGAAAACATATACATATTAAAACTACACGAATACTAATTACACCGACTATATCAAACAGCATGTTATGCACCTCCTTTTCTTAATCAAGATTATACACTTTTTTATACCTACTTCAATAGACAAATTGTTAATATTTTTAACCTCTGCTCCGCAGCGGGCAGGGGAACAACTAAATAATATATTTACCCAGACAGCTGACAGGACAGCTCTCTATCCGTTCCGAGTCTTGCGGAAAGGATGATGCTTATGAGTACATACGAAGAATTCCAGATCATCATATCTGTAGCAATACTGATTGTAGCTATCTTGAATTACATCAAAAATGACCATAAGAAATAGCCGTCCTCGCCTCTGGTAAAGTTGGGAACGGCTATTCTTATAGCTAATTAACTATTTTACCGGAACGGGTAGTGTGCACCTACTCGTCGGCTGTCTTGTTAAGTATATTATAACAGATGTGCTTTAAATGTCAAGAACCGCCCCTGCGCCAACAGGAACGGCTTATATACACCCGAAGATGTACATCCATATTGCAAGTTATATTGTATCATCTTCGAGACAGTTTAACAATCAGAACATGCATTCTGTTTGTTAGCTGTTATTTTTATACCCAAAATTCAAAAGGAGATGATTTCATGCCAAGAAGAAAGAAATATCCAAAATTACCAAACGGCTACGGGCAAATTCGCTATTTAGGCTCTAATCGGCGTAATCCCTACGGTGTTTACCCTCCTGCTACGGAAGAATACCCTAATGGACAGATGAAGCCACAGAAAGCACTCTGCTACGTTCCTGACTGGACAACAGGCTTTGCAGTCCTGACTGCATATAAGGCAGGAAACTATGTCCAAGGAATGGAAAAAGAGCTTGCAGAAATTAATGACAACCAAAACACAGATAAATTTATCCAGACGTTGCTTGCAAATTACAATCTGATCAGAGGAAACGATAATAATGCAGAGGATTCTTTAACTTATAAGGATGTGTTTTTTAGATTTTACAATAGAAAATTTGGACATGGATTTGAAGAGAAAGGTGTGAAACGCAGTAGTATGGAATACGCTTTACGAGCCGGATTTAAAAATTCAGAAGCACTGCACGATAAAATATTTACGGATATCACATCAGATGATCTGCAAGAAGTGTTGGATAATTGTCCATTAAAACACGCAAGTGTTGAGCATATACTGAAACTGTATCGTCACATGTATAAGTATGCTATGGCAAATGATTTATGCGAAAAGGACTATTCAATATTTATTGAAATTACACAAGAAGATGATGATGAACACGGAACACCTTTCAATGATTCTGATTTAAAAAAATTGTGGGATACAAAGGAAAATGACGTTTCAGAGATGTTACTGATTATGTGCTATTCGGGATTCAGGATAACAGAATACAGGAGTCTTGAAGTAAATCTAGAGGAAAAGTATTTTTATGGTGGAATAAAGACTACTGCTGGTAAAAATCGTACGGTTCCAATCCATACTGCTATTTTCCCACTTGTTGAACGCAGGATTAAAAGACAGAAGAAACTATTGTTAATTTCAAATCACAATTTTCGACTTGAAATGTATGATTGGCTAGAAAATTTGGGTATAGAAAAGCACACACCGCACGACTGTCGACATACATTTTCAACCTTATGCGAAAAATATAACGTAAACGAAAATGACCGCAAACGAATGCTTGGACACTCTTTTCAAGACGTTACAAACAAAGTCTATGGTCACAGAGAACTCGAAGATTTACGAATCCAAATAGAAAAGATAAGAGTGTGATTTGTTGTAAATGTGTTGTAAACCGTGTTGAAATTTGATGCTATTTGATGCTACCTAATTCAATATAATATAACTAAAAAATCCCCGTGGTTGACACGTTTTCCCCGCATTTCCCTCAACCACAAGGATTTATTCAATAACTGAAACTTTTACACTTTTGTAAGGTTCAAAATGACTGGTTTTATTTGTTTTTTTATGGCTTACATCTGCCACATGGTTCATATCCCTTTTGAATCAATTCTTCTCTGGTTCCCTCATAGGTCTCTTTATTTTTTTCCTTCATATCTTTGACGCTTGAACAGGTTGGTTTGTGGAACTTCTTATTGTTCGTGTTCAAAACGTAACTCTCTATCTGATTATCTGAAGCCTGATTTGTTTGTTCTGTATCTGTTTCATGGCTGTCTCCGGTTGCATAATCAATCTCAATCCCAGGCTGTACATTGTACACATACACATGAAAGGAAAGTCCTTCTCCTTCATCTTCCACAGACTCTGCCTCCATCTCCACGCCGGATGCAACAAGATTATCCCCCTCATAAATCGGTGTTACACGGTAACGGACATGATGTTCTGTCTCTTTTATATAATCTGCCACCATGTTTTCAAATGGAAGCATTCCATCCACATTCATATATCTTGTCCCTGTAATGAGATTCTTTTCATTGGCATTTTCCGCAGTGAGCTGATAGCCGATCAAATGACACCGATTATACAAATACTTTCCATCTACATTATCATACTTGACCGTATGCCATCCGGATGGTTTGATCTGCCCTATTTTTCCTCTTTCCTCATTTGGCATCAACTCTTTTCCAATCATCGCTTCCGCCACGCCACATCTGCCTTTTGCATCCAGTTCACTGTAAGACTCAAACACATCTTCAGCAAGTTCTGCCTCCGTAAAATCCGGTTTGTTATCATGAATCGTGACATAGGGTTGTCCCGCATATTCCGGTACTGACTCAACCTCAATATGCTTTGTCACTTCAATCTGCTGACCATCGTTTTGTGCGGCTTTATTCAAGTTCTCGCAGCTTGTCACAGAAAACAGCAGTAATACTGCCAGACAAGCCGCTATTTTTTTTCTTATGTTACTCATCTTGCTTCTCCCTTTTACTCTAATCGAAAATCATCACGGTTCAAATTCAAAAAGATTTTTGTTCCTTTTGACACTTCCGATGATATATAAATTCTATGATTTAATTTATCGACGATGCTTTTGCAAAGATATAAGCCAATTCCCGTCGATTTCTTATCTGTCCTCCCGTTATATCCGGTAAATCCTTTTTCAAACACACGCGGAAGATCTTCTTGCCAAATACCAATTCCGGTATCTTCTATCACCAGTACATTCTCTTTCTTTGGTCCTAAATAAATGGAAATCGTTCCTTCATTCGTGTACTTCAGTGCGTTGGATAAAATCTGTTCGACAACAAGGCCAAGCCACTTTTCATCTGTCAGTATCTTATTCTCAATCGGCTCATATTTCAGTTTTATTTTCTTGAGAATAAATAACTTAGAGTATTTTTTTACTGCAGGTTTGATAATCTCATCCATCGGGTACCACTGCAGCTTTAAGTCTGATGCCATATTCCCCAAACGGATATAAGACAGTGCCATCTCCACATACTGTTCAATTTTAAACAGCTCCATCTCAAGCTCAGTGCGTTTTTCAAATGAAATCTCCTCAGCAGCCTGAAGTAAAATCCGCATCGCGGCAATCGGTGTTTTGATCTGATGCACCCAAAGACTGTAGTAATCAAGCATTTCTTTTCTAGCGATATTGTTATCAGACTCTATTTTCGCTTTCCCCTCGAACAGTGTATTCACCATCTCCTGATAATACCTCTCCACCAGTTCCTCAGGTTCCCCATCCTCCGGGACACAGATATTGATATTGAGATACTGTTCCTCCATCCGCTTACATTTTCCATAATATTTCACAAAATCAACAGCAAGAAGAATCACCTCTACACTAAAGCAGAGTGCAAATGCATACCACACAGTGTCTGCCGGTATATCATACAACATTAAAATGACTGTAAAAATCACAGCGAAACTAAAGCTAATCCCTATCCATCTTTTATTTTTCTTCCAGTATGATCTGAATTCTTTCAT